TAACATATCATCAATAGCTAAGCTAGTTGATCTGTTAACAAACATCATGTACTCTTCAATAGCACCTTGCTTATCAAATTCAGCAAGTATTGCATCAAACTCAGCTAAATCAGTAGCAGGATTAACACCAGTTACACCAGTAGTTATGTTACCTCTATCTTCGATAGCTGCAAATAAACCTTGTGTACCCGTTTGGTTTCCATCTGTACCGTACATAGAGAAAGCAGAGTCAGTTAAAGTTGCAGAACCATCAGAAGCAGATAATTCACTTTCTAACATTGCCATTTCAATATAGTCAGTAAATCTTGATCTTGTGTCAGCTTCAGCTTTTAAGTACCATAAGTAACCTGATTGTCCGTTTTCAGCAGAAACTTCTACCCAACCAATTCTAGATGCATCAGATCCTGATACTTCGTAGTAGTCTTTCATAATGATAGGCTTGTTTCTAAATGATTTAAACTGAGGCTCGTTAGCACCTCTACTATCAGTAGCAGCTGTACCAGTAGCGTTAGTGTAAGACTTGCCTTTTGCAAACTCAGAACCATAAACTAATATAGTAGTATCATTAGCACCAGATGTAGTAGATAAAGTAGCTTGAGTATAACAAGCAACAGCTATAACGTTACCTATAACTTCAACAACTAAACATTTGAAAACACCATTAGCATTAGAAACGATGATAGTGTCTGATTGTCTAATACCGTGATCAATCACAGTACTAGAAGAAGTAACAGCAGCACCATCAATTTCTTTGTTAATTGTTATTTCAGTAGCACCAGTTGTTGTACCATCAGCACCTAAACCAGAACCAGCGTTAGCATTAGTTACTTGTCCAGTGTATGATAAGTGTAATCTACCTTGCTCTGACCAAACTACTTCATCAGCAGTCATAGCTTCTTCTGCACCTATTTGTGATAGGAAACCAGAAATTGTGCGAGGTCCAAAAACCTCAGCCTCTTTTTCCATTAAATCTGGAACATATTGTTGCGCCCAGCCTTTGCCAGCTTCGGACGATAAATCGAGGTAGTTATTGTTTAGTGTTTGCTTAATTGAAGCAGGTACACTATTCAAATTACCTCCAGGAGTAATTGCCATAATTTTGTAATTTTAAATTTGTTATTTATTGTTTTTAATTTTAAACTTAAAATCATTGGAAGTATCGCCTAACACTCTAACTTTTACACCTCCTGTTTGTACTTCACCAAAAGCTTGTCTTGGATTCATATCAACATTTTTAGACTTAGCAATGCTTTCTTTTAAAGCATCAGCTTTACCTTGTTCGTAGAAATGTTTAGCAACAGCATCGGCGTTCATAGCTGCAAATAACGATTTATGATAGCCTTCAGCATCGGTTAAAGTAGAATTTTTATCAACAAACCTTGTCATAAAATTTTGTAAGCTACTTTGTTTTTGCTTAACTTCATTTACATTTTTAACATTAAATCTAAACTTCTTTTCACCAACATTAAAGTTAAATCCTTTAAATTTATCATTAAAAAGATTATTAGTTTTTTGTTCAAAAATTTTAGTATTGTTATCTACAACTTTTTTAGTTTCCGCAGATTCCTTGTTGTATCTATTGAAAAAATTTACAGCTTTTTGCTGTTCAGAGGTCAACTTTGACCCAGCTTTAATTTCTTCATAGTATTTAGACTTTTGCCCGTCTAAATAGGCTCTAGCGCTGGCAACTTGCTCTTTTAACGCTAATTTTTTTCTTTTTATTTCTCTTTCGTCGTCTTCTTCTTCGTTATAGTGAAAAGAGTCTTCCATTAAAAAACTAATTTCATCATCAGTTAGATGTTTTTTAGTTTGTTTATAATATTCTCTTAACACACTATTGTCATCATACACGCTATAATCTTGGTTAAGACGAACATAGTCATTTATATCTCCACCAGTTTCTTCCATAAAATCTACAAGCTTTTGTATATTTTCTGGTAGTGCTTTACCTGTTTCTTGAGCTTCAGTTATAGCTTCTTTAGTTTCTTCAACTAATTCTTCAACTTTTTCTTCAACCTGTTCTTCTGTTATTTCTTCAACAACGGGTTGTTCATTTTGAACTTCTTCGGAGACTTCTTCTCCGGTAGGTTTTTCATCTGTTTTTTCGACGTTTTCTTCGAGTACTTTTTCGCTAGCCTCGGATTCGTCGCGTACAGGAACCTCATCTGTGCTTTGCTCTGGAACGGCATCTGTTTCTGGTTTTTTAGTTAAATCTACTTTGATGACATTGTCATCTGTATTGTTTTGTTTTTTAAGATCAACTTTTACAACGTTGTCTTGTGTAGTTTCTTCAACTACATTTTCTTTGTTTTCTTCCATAATATAATATAATAATAATTAATAATTTTAAGATAAACCTCTTAAATTTAGTCCGCTTAATATATCATTACTTGCTGACTCAAAATTTTTAGGTGGTTTACCTGTTTTTCTTTGATCTATAAGTTCACTTTGTTGTGTGGCTTGTATTTTTGTTCTTTCGTCTTTTCTATCTTCTTTTTGTTTTTCTCTATTTTGAACGTTTTGAGTTTCAACTCCTTTTAACTGCATGTTATATTGAAACTCTAAGCCCATTAGTTGTTTTTTAGCTTCTGTTTCTTGTTGTAATTTTTGCAAATTTAATTGAGCTTCTACTTGTGCTAACTCTAATTTACTTTGAGTTAAAGCTTGGTTTTTTTGTATTTCAACTTGAGCAGCTTGTTGAGAAGCTTGCGCGTTAGACTGTGATTGAGCTTGAATGTTTTCCATTTGCATAGCTCTATCTTTTTGTTCTTTTTTACTTCTTCTTATTTTTAAAAGTTTATTAGCTAACTTTAAATTTTTAGTCTCTCTAATATCTATAGCATCTTCAAGCTCTATATTATTTTTTTGTAAAGCTACTTGTATATTGTTTTCAAGCATTTGTTTTTCTTCTTCATCAGGTTGAAGTTGTATAAATATACCAAAGTCATACAAATATAAATCTTCTATTTCTTTTAATGTAGCTACATTATGAGAACCTATTGCTTGTATAAAAGCTTCTTTTGTAGGTGAGTATTCAAGTATATCAGATATTCTAAGTGATAACTGTTCTGCTATTTCTGCTGTTAAAAACAAACCTGCTTGAAGCACGTGTCTTGTTGCAGTATTAGAATTAGCAGCGGCTAGCTTCTGCACTCCAACTAAAGCGTTTTTATCTGGCGTACTACCATCTCTAGCTTCATTAAGCCCAGTAGTATCTCTAATCATTTGTAAATAATAATTATAATTAGCTATTAAAGCTTGTATTTTATTACCGCCATTACCACTTGTTATTTCTTGTATAGGAACTTTACCAGCGTTAATATCACCGTCTTGTGTATACGATCTACCAATTATACTACCAGTCTGGAAGAACATATTTAATGCTTCTTGTGGATTGTAGTTTGTGCCATTACCTAAATCAACCTCAGCTAAACCGTCAACATCTAAATAAACACCATCTGGCACCATACGGTTTAATACTTGTTGTAGTTTTAAATGTGTTAGCTGTATCATATCAGCAAAACCTGTTATACGTCTAACTAAGCTTTCTATTCTACCTTTGTACATACGTGGAGCAACAATGCTATAATTTAACATAACTTTAGTATAATCACTTTTAGGCCTTATCATGTTTTTAGACAGCTCCCATTTTAAAAGTTTATTACTACCTAATATTAAAGCACCTTCATATAAAACTTCTATACTTCTATGTAGTCTTGTAAAATTACCTTCTTTGTTTTCTGGTGGATTAAAGCTGTCATCTTTTTCTATAACTTTTTCTGCACCTGTACCTGTTTCTTTTACTTTGTAAACTTCGTTCATATATGTTTTATAATCAAAATATAAAACTTGAACTTTGTTATTATCTTCTTCTTTATAACCAGAGGAACCTTTTTGATAATTACGTTGATATGTTTTTTTATTTTTAATTATATCTTCTAAATCTTCTTGCTCTAAAAAAGGAAACTGTTTAGCTAATTCATTTATTGGAACCATTTTAACTTCACCAACATAATATACATCGTCAAAATATGGTGATTCAGTATAAGAGTAAACTAAGTCAGCTGGATCAACATATTTTATAATAGCACCTTCTGAAGTATTAAAATCTGTTTTAGCAGCTCCAATACCTAAAACTGTTAAATCATAATAAAACCTTCTTTGTATTAAATCAAATTTATTGCCTTCAAATAACAAATTTAAAGCTTGTTCTTCTGCTAACTCTACAGGCTGTTTGTAATCTAACTGCATGTGTAGCTCTAACTCTTCTTTACTTTCAGGTAAATTTATATCAGTTTGTCTAGTGTTTACATCAAACTGTAAGTTATTCGCGTCGTTAATATCTTTTAACTCCATGTCCATCAAAACAGCTTCCATGTAATTAGTTCTCTGTTTTACTCCGAAAGGATCAATAGAATAAGCTTTTATATCGTAAGTTCTTTGAGACATACCATTTACTAATATATCAACAAACTTAGGTATAATTGGAACTGGTGTCCAATCTAAATTTAAATAAGATAAATCACCATTAATAGATAATTCATCTTTATATTTTTGCGGTGATTGCTCGCCTCTAGCATATAATCTTAATTCATGAAAATTATTTTTATTGCTAGTATATCTTGATTGATTGTT